GTAGTTCCTACATTAGTAGCTTCAGTATCTAAAGTTCCATGAGTAGTCGCTAAAGCTTTTACGTTTACTGCACTAAGAAATGCGTTTGGATCAGCTGAAGTTCCTACATTAACAACAGCAGTACCACTATCATTGCTAACTGTAGTAACGTTTAAAATTACGTCTATGATCTGAGAGTTAGCAGGAATAGTTGCGCACACCTGATCGTTTGCGTCTGCTCCTATAATATCGATTACTTTAGATTGTGCCATTACGACAGAACCTACGTTTGTTACATCAGTTCCAACTGTTGTTCCTGATGTATCTCTAATTGTTCCGGCTTTTATAGGGCCAGAAAAAGTTGTTGTACCCATTAGTCTACCTCCTTAGTAGTCGTTTATGTCTTAGGGAGTGAGGGCATATCGCCCTCACTTTAATTAATTATTAGGCTGCGCCTTGAGTTCCGAAGATACCTCTCCAATCGGTAAAACCGAAAGAGTATCTTTCAGATACTTTGTAGCGTAAGTTTCCTGTTTCAAAATCACCTTCAACAGCTTTCTTTAAGTTACGTCTTACGAAATGCTTCAAGCCATCTGGCACGTCTGTCATTAAGAAGAACGCATCTGGATCAGTTAAACGTTGGTTAACTGCTACTCCACCTGGGATCATACCCATAGATTTCATAGCGTTAATATCGTTATCAGCTGTTCCTGGTCTTAAATTACTGTTTACGATTCTTTCAGCAATAAACATTAGCTCTGGTGGAACGATCAATTTTTGACCTGTTGCTGCAACCGGAATACCTCTGTCATCTGTCATTTCAGAAATCTGAATTAACATTGTTTCTAGAGATGTTTCGGATAAGTCAGCTGCAGTTGCCAAAACGTTTGAAGCTGTTCCGCCACCGCCAAGTGGGTGAGATGAGTTAAGCATACTCACACCATCACCACCTTTTACAGTGTTAAAGCCGTTGTTTAAGATGTTAGCACCTTTAATTTCTTTTGTGTGCTGCATTGATCTAGCTAAAGCTTTAGCATACTTTGCACCAAGAGAACCATAAAGACCATCTTCTTCAGCTTCCTCAGTAATTGAGAATGCTAATGCGATTGTCTCGTGTGTGTATCTTGATACAGTTCCTTCTCTTCCTGATTCGTAAGAGATTGCTGCTCCTTCTGATTTAGTAGGGGCTGCGCCAAAACCGATCATTTGTACATCTTCTTCAAAAGCTTTTTGTGATTGCTCTACAGAAAATAATTCTCTCCACTGTTCTGGATAACGGTCGTATTCCATACCAAAAATAGTGTTGAGGCCTAGACTAAGTTGTTTTGTAAATAAAGATCTATTTAATGCCATAACCTACTCCTATATTCCTGCGCCTTGAACTGCCAATCTATGTTGATTAATAGTAACTTCAACTTTCGCATCAGCACCAAAATCATTCTCTGGCATATCAATTAATCTTAATACTCTTAAAACTCTTGATCCGTTTGAAAGAGTATCATTGTCTAACTCATGCTGTGAATATCCGTAAGTAGAATCGCCAGCAGTTAATAGTACATTAGCTGTTTCACCAATATTGGCTTGAGCTATAGAACCATTACCAGCTTGCACTTTATATGTTATCATTGGATCGTCATATACATAAGCTTTTGCTTCTGTTCCTGCTTTCACAGTAGTGCCTGAAGCCCATTTTTTTAGGAACTTCACGTCACCTGTAGTTTCATCGACATATTCAACGCCGTAAAATACACCAATCGCTTTATCTGAATTAGCAAAGCTATCTAAAAATCCATCTGATCCGAGATCTACGATATCGCCAGAAAAGAAATTTTGAGCTTGGCCGTTTTCGATTAGGTATTCATTGGCTCTGATTACACCGCCGGTTAAGTGTCTTAGTGGCACAAAACCTTGTGGTTGATTTGCGTTAGCCATTTTATTTTTACCTCCTTAAAATTGCCATTGCCTTACTCACCACCTGTCGTTACTTTAGATCTATGTTCTCGTTGAATAGGATTACCTGGTTGTTCTACTCTATGTAAGTCATTACTGACTGCAAGTTCTTGGTTGTGTGTTTTTTGAGCATAATATTCATTACGCTCTGCAACCATTTCCTCTGGCATTTCGCAGAGAACCATTCCCTCAACGCCAATATAACCGGCAAATTTTCCATGGTCGATTGTAGCAACCGGAAAATCCTTTGGTAAATTTTTAGGATCTCTTGGTTGCCAGCCTTCTCTCATTCGCTTTGCCCAATTAGTTGGGTTATCTTGACCTAAAATGCTAGTCGCTACCCAACGTTGCTTATATCCTGGCCTCGCTGGTGGCGCCTCTAACAATGATGGCGGTCTCCAAGCTTTTTTACGAGAAAGCTCATCTCGTGTTTCTTTAGTTGTCATAATCAGGCTCCTTTACTATTGTCCTGTGTTGAAAGACTTGCAAGTTCTTTTGCGTATCTTTTCAGTGCCGCTGGATCGCTAATATCTATTCCGAATTTTTTAGCATTCGCTAAATCATCAGACGACAGCTTAACGCTCTTAGCAGAACCCGATGTAGATCGAGAAACACCTGCAACTGGCGATTGCACTCTCTTCTGTTCAGAAGATATAGTTTTTTTATCATCTTGTGAAGTGTTTTTATCTGCTGTTTCTTGCGGATTTACTAAGTCAGGGAAAAATTTAGATATTCTTTTATCTAATTCTTCGTAATATTCTGGATCATTTACGTCATAACCCTCTTCTACTAGTTGATTATCAATGCCAAAAGATAAAGACGTAGCTTCTCTAAAACCAGGTTGATTCCACCAGTTTTTATTTTTTTCTATCCAATCTTTAGCTAATTCTGGAACTGCTTTAATCTTATCTTCAGCTGTTTCAGTTTTTGGTTGTACTGGTTCTTTAATTTTATTCTGTCTTAAATCTGACATAGTTTCCATTAACTCAACCTGTTTATCAGTTTCACCAGATTCGATAGCTTCTTTTAACTGTTGAGATACAGTTTTATAGGCAGCTTCCTTTTCTATCTTTTCTTTCTCTTCCATAGAAGCTTCTATTTTAGATAACCTTTCTTCAAGTAATTTTGCTTTTTCTGTTGCAGCTCTAGTTTTTGCAACTTCTTTTGCAATACGTTTTTTTACTCTTTCAGAATAAGGTTCTTTTTTTATTTCTTCTATTTCAGATTTAAGCGTAGATAATTCAGATTCTAGTTCAGGTTTTTCCTGTCTTGAATCCTCAGAAGAATCTCCTTCAGTATCCAACTGTTTTTCATTGATTGCTTCTTCAATTGGATTTTGATTTTGCGATTCCTCTTCTTTTTCTTCATCAAGTGTTACCTCGACTTCTTTTAGTTCTTCGTCTATCATGGTTTAACCTCCCATGTGTTGCGTGATAGTGAATCACGTGTTTATATTTTAGTCGTTAAGATATCAGGGTTCGGTAAAACAGCTAATACCTCATCATCATTTAACAGGAGCATCTTAACGCCACTAACGTCAATTTTACTTCCTGCGTATCTACCATATACTACATAATCACCAGTTTTGCACCATGGTTTTTCGCTTTTATCGTAACACTCATTTCCCATAGCTATAACTCGCCCTTTATTATTTAAGTAACTTTGATCTTCGACAGATTTATCAGTTAGAATAATTCCACCTTGAGTTTTTTTAACTGGTGCAACTGGTCTAATTAACATTCGAAAACCACATGGTATTGGTAGTTCTGCTGGATCGGCTATGTCGTTATCTGTATGCCAATCTGTATTCATTACTACATTACTCATCTTCGAGTATGTCTCCTTTCATATATCGTTCTTGAATATCTTTTATGATATCCCTTGCCTTATCTAATCCATAAACTATTCCTACTGTTTTAATATACTGTTCGTTAGTATCGAAACCTGGGTTTATAGTTCGTTCAGATAAATCTCTTCTAGCTTTTTTTATTTCTTCTAGTATTGCTTCTGTTAGCTTTAGCATTTAATATTTCTAAAATAGATTGCAAAGTTTGATCGTAGTCTTTATTTATTTCTTTTGAAGCCATAGCAAATAAGTTAGGTTTAATAACTTGCGGTTTTACTTTTTTATTTTGAAGAAATTTTTTAGCTTGTCTAATTTCTTCTCCTGTAGGTCTAAGACTTTTCTTTCCTTGCAGCATCTTTCCTTTCTGCCATTTTCATAGCTTGATCGACCGCTTTCAGTTTAGATTCTCTTTCTAATCTATCTTGAACTCTAGCGTCTTTTTTAACTCCCTCAACGAAACGTGCTTCTCTTATTTGCATTTCTTTTCCTTTTAATGCAATTTCAGCTTGATCTTTTTGCATTTCTCTTTGCTCTTTCATTTGTTCTTCATTAGGTGGTTGACTTTGAGCTAATAATTGAGCAGTTTGAGCTTCGAATTGTGATAAAGCATTTTCAGCTTCAGGAGATAATTCTTGTTGTTCTTCATCTGAACTCATATCAGGAATATTAACTGGTAATCCTGCTTGTTGTCCTATACTTTGCATTGTTCCTTTATATTGATACGCTAAATGTTCTCCCATATGAGCTAACATAGGACCTAGTATAGCTTGAAGTGCTTGTTTGTTTCCACCAAATCGTGGATCTGCTAAAAATTGTTGATGAACGGCTAAATGAGCTGTGTGATTTTGATCAGCAAAAGATTTTATTGGTTTTCCATTTAAAACTGCCATATTTTCAGATACAGGGTCCATTCTTTTAGGTTCCATTTCTTGTATTAATAACTCTTGAGGCTCTGGTATATTCAAAGCTCTGATTAATCTTTCATAAGCTTTCTTTACATCAATAATTTGAGGCGCAGATTGAGCTAATTGTAGTTCAGTTTGAGCCATAGCTATTCTTTGAGAAGCTGAAAAGATATTTGGGTCACTAACGGGTATAATATCTACACGTCCATCGAAATCTTTACGTCTTACCATTTTTTCATCGCCTATAACTTCGTAAGGATACTCATTATCTAGAAATTCTCCGTTCAATTCTCCGATTAATCTTAATTCTTTACCTTGAGACATGTGTAATCTCTTATGTATAGCACTAAATACCTTAGAACCTTGCTCTATTTGAGCTACAATGCTTCCTACAGGGGCAGATGAAGCTGCATCTCCGACCATAGCATCAGCAATAGACGAAAATCTTCTACCAGATTCAGTTAAAATTCCTAATAACTGCATTAAAGTAGGCGAAGGCTCTTTAAATGGAAGAGGAATAAAAGATTTTCTTAAATCATCTCCATATGCTTCCACTTCTACCCACTCACCAGGCGATACTGTAATGTCTCCACCTTCAATTCTAGCACCTTTTGCCTTAAATCCTCCGTTTAAGTTAGCGAAAGCTGCACTATCTAGTAATGCACGTAACGCACCAGTGCTTGCATGTTGTAATCCACCTATCATATGTATTAAACCAAAGCCATAAAAGCCTAAACCTGGTAAATATTTATAGTGGATAAAGTAAACTCTCTTGTTTTGTAGCTTATCGTCTTCTCTAAAGTTACGTCTTATCGCTAAAATTAAAGATGTAGAACGATCTATTGTAATTATGTAAGGTAATTCTATCGCTTCTTCGTCATTTTCTAAATTATAATCTACATGAAACTCTAAAACTTGTCTAATATGGTCGCTTGCGTTACCAGTTATTCCGTCTATTTCATCTATAGTTTGTTGAACACGTGTATCTTCTCCGTCATCTGAAGGATCTGATAATTTTATATTACGATAAAATCCAGATTTCATATATTTTTTAACATCGTTAGTAGTTAGTTTCATTATTTGAGTATATCTAGGACTTGTATCTAATTCAGTAGTGCTATATGAAACTACTAAATCTTCAGCCGGTATAAATTTTGCGCATACTTGATCTGTAGCAGTATCGTAGTAAACTTTTTTAAATGATGAACCAGCTAAAGATAAGTTAAATAACATCTGATCTAACTCACTAAAATAATCTGGCATAAGTTGAGTAATTTGATAGTTCATAAACTCTTGAACTCTTTGAGCTTGTCGCTCTCTTTCTTCAGTTATCTTTCCTATAATTTGAGTTTTAACAGGGCCTCCTGGTGGAAACATTTCAGCTACAGCTCTAGCTTGAAACTGAGTTGCTGCTTCTGCCATTAATGGATTATGAACACCTGAAGCACCAGGGAATGGGTCATCTCTATCTTCAGAAATAACTCCTAACATTTTTAATCCTTTAGCATATTGATCTTCCCAATCTTTTCTAGAAGATTTATCGTTTTCAAATTTACTTAATAAATCAGAAGATATTTCAGCTAATCTATCTTTATCTAATCCTTCAGCTAAATTAGCATAGTGATCTGTTTCGTAAGGATTTTTATATTCCTCTTCTTCTTTTTCTTCTTCTTCAGAAATATCTACTTCGATAGAACCGTCTTCAGCTACAGTTAATAATTCTTCGTTAGTATTTTCTGCCATTTTGCATTTCTCTTTGTTTTTCTACTTGTTTAGTAATAGGTAGATTTATAAAATTAGTTCGTAACTCAAAAAATTTATCTGCCCATTGAGAAAGCCTATCTGTTAAAAATTTTATATGTAAATCTTTTTCTTTTATCTGTTCTTCCTTTAATGAAAGATCTGCTTGAAGTTTATTATTTTCTTTCACTAATTTTTTATTTTCTTTCCTAACTTTATCTATTTGAGCTTCCTCTTTTGTGGCCATTATTTTTTACCTTTCTTTTTAGTTTTTTTCTTCGTACCATCAGGGTTTCTATTTTTACTTTTCTTACCCTTTAAGATATCAGCATCTACTTTGGCAGCTTTACCACCTGTAGTAGCTGAGTTTACTCTAGCCATCGCCCATGCGTGTGGAGAAGCACCTGTTCGGTGTCCCGAAGTTCTATGAGCGGCCAGCCCTCGATTATATATTTTTCTTAACGTAGATACAGACTTACCTGTTTTCTTTGCTTTATTTTGAAGTGCTTTAGTTACTTTTGACATTACCCGTACATCCTTTTAAATCTTGCTGTGTGTATACTTTTTTTAGCGCCTCCCTTGTATCTTCCTTTAGAATCTAAATCGCCAGGAAGTGCGCCCTCTCCTTTGTAGTTTTTATTCCTCTTTCTAATCGCTGCAGCTCTAGCACTACGAAGCTTACCAGATGTTCCACTAAGATATTTTTTTGGAACGCCTTTTTCTTTTGGTGCTTTTTTTAATTTTTTTCTTTTTTTTACCATTCGATATTTGTTTCGTAAATAGAGCCCTTAACATCTCCACCTTTTTCTAGCTTGACGTAATCTAGAGTTAGGATCTTTTGCAGCCTTAGGAAACATTTTCATTTGTCCTGCGCTTCTAGCACAAAAAGATTTTCTTCTCTTTGCTGCTTTACTACCAGGTTTTACTTTCCCTGTAACTGCAGTTTGTAATTTAGAACCAGGGTTTTCTCTGCGATAACGAGCTACACCAGCCTTAGTCATACCCGCACCCTTTTTAGTAGGGCGAAAATATTTCTTAGTCTTTGGTGGCTCTTTCCCTCGCTTTCTGGCCATTAGTCATCGTCATCAGGAAACTCTTTCTCAAGATCAGATTGTATTTCTATAATCTTATCTTCATCGCCTTTTTCTTCAGCTTCCTTTAGAAGTTCTCTTAGTTCGTCATACCTACTTCCGCCCATGACTATTTCTTTTTCCTTAACTTCATCATCTTCATTTTCATCATGTCTTTCTTAGACATTTTCTTTTTAGTCATCTTCTTTTTCTTAGTGCCGCCCTTTTTCATCATAGCTTTTTCAATAGCCATAGAACGCTTCTTTTCATAAGAAGACATCTTTCCGTCTTTGTTTAAATCGCCTTTCATAGTTTACCCCTTTATTTTAATGACCATCATGCCACTTACTTTCATAGGTGTTTCTTGCATGCTTTCGCTGGTTATTTCTTTACCTGGATTATTCATAGCTTTAACTAACATCTCATCATCTTCACGACAAGCTGGATACTTGTCATAAAAACGATCATCTTCATCTATTAAAGCTTTCGCATAATTAGGTGTATTTTTCGCCGGCATAGGTTTGGTCGCTTTGTACATACTTGCCATAATGAAATTACTATAGCAATCTTTTATTAACTGTAAAAGGATTTTTTCTGTATTAAACGATAAGGTTTATCGTCCCATTCTTCATCTTCTGGATCTAAAGGGTGAGAAACTAAATAGTTATCTCGTATTAACTGCCACGCTTGAGTAGTCGTATCTACTAAATCATCATGCTTTCCGTAAGGAAAAGAAGCACATTCTTGAATTAAATCATCGACCCACGCTTCATTTAAAACGAAAACTAACCCTGTTTCTAACATCGATGCTACGACATGGGCTCTCGAAACTTTATCTCGATCTGGTGTAAATTCTTTTACAGGAACTCCTGCCCTTCTCAAATCTTGTAATAACGATTGTCCTGATGCACGTTTCTCGACTAATACTACATCGGGTTTCCAATCGAAAAAAGATTGTTGAGCTTCTTTTCTTAGTTCAGGATACTCGACACGATTACGCCATAACTCTAATAAAATTATACAAGCTTGATCTCTTCCTTCTTCGTCTATATGTGTAAACACTCCCCATGTAGTTCGAGCTGAATAGTCTGCAGTTTCTTTCGCACTAAACGCAGTATCCCACGATTGAACTATCGTATGACATGCTGGTAATCTTTTCTTTTCCCATACACGCCACCAATCTCTTTTTAAAATCTGTCCTTGCTCCGCACTCGGTTTTTGCTGGTATAAACTTTGCCATACTCTTTCTCCGACTGTCGATTGAATCTTTTTTAATTTTTCTACGGGATAAGCTTCTGGCCACAAGGCATCCCCGTTATCGTTAATCGCAGGGAGATCTAAAACTTTCCATGCTCCTGGTTCGTTTTCTAAAACCCAACCTGCGAGATCTTCTTCGTGCCATCGAGTTTGAATAATGATTACTTTTCCACCTGGCATTAATCGTGTGAATGCGACCGACTTATACCATTCAATAAGATTTCTTCTTTGAACTTGAGATTCAGCATCTTCTCGCCCTTTTATCGGATCATCAATAATTAATAAATGTGCACCACGACCTGTAATTGCACCACCCGCACCGACTGCTGAATACGTTCCACCTTGAACTGTATGAAAACGTTTCGCTGAAGTAGAATCTTCTCGAAGTGTCGTGTTAGGAAAAACTTTAGTGAACTCTTCCGATTTTACATGGTTACGAACCTTGCGTCCAAAGTCATCAGCTAGTTCTTGAGCGTAAGTAGATTGAATAACAAAGTTCTTAGGATTACGACCTAGAAACCAAGCAGGGAACATTTCAGAACATAGCATAGACTTTCCATGTCTCGGTGGCATAAATATAGCTAGACGATCAAATTCATCTCGTTCAAGAGCCTCTAAACTTTTAGCGATTAATTGTATATGAGCAGGTGTACTATAGCCGTTATACATATGTTGAGCAAACTTTAGTACAGAAGTTTGTGCTCCAGATACTTCCTGTTTTTCTTTTTGATTTTTTATTACAAGAAAAGCTTTCTCTCGAATCTCTTGAGGAGCCTTTTTATCTAATAATATTGCTTCAGCTTTTTGTAGTATCTCTAAGTTCATAAAAGAAACTTTCATCATCTCCTGCAGTCCACTTAGAATTATGCTCTACGCTATATTCAATAGTAGAAACTTTGTAATCAGGGAAAATCATTTCTTTAGGAGACAAACTTTTATCGTAAAAAATAGTTCTATTATTTGGTTGAGCCGCATAATGACCATTATCTAATTCTAGAATATTGAAAGATTTATGTTGACTAGGAACTTCTGAATAACCACAGTTAGGAATATTAGGATCGGCATGTGCAGAATCTATCGTAAATAAATAAACTCCGTAATGCCAATTTTTATTTGGTGAAAAATACTTACAACGACCTGTTCCTGCGTTACATTTTTCTATTACAGAAATATGATAGCTGAAACAATCCCATAACTGTAACTCTTCTAATGGTAAACTTTCTTCTGGCTTTACTGGCTTTGAGCAGAAAGCAGAAATAGGAAGCTTATCAAAAAGAGCGCCAGAATTATATAGGTACGTTTCGAAATACAAAGCTCTGCCGGTAATCGACTTAGCAGTGACCCAAACACCTTTTTCAAATTCTCCATGACCTTTTTCATGGTCGTAAAGATACTCTTTTTTTACATAAACTTCAATAGGTGGAATGTTTGCTACAAGAAAAGCCATAAATTATTTATATACGAAATTTATACATATAAAAGCTATTTGTTCAGTCGCTACTCGCTCCTACAGGCACAAGCACCTGTTTTTTCTGAAACTTATACGAAGTTTTACAGCAAACTTAATACGAAAATTCTAGGAGGAATTTTATTTTCCTCCTAGAAAAAAATTAACTTAGATTATAATTTATTAACTAAGTCTAACGCTTTCTTATTTAAATTTACTAATTCTTCCTTATTAGAAATTTTAGTATCTTTAAGAAATGAAAGATTTAGATTAATAGTATCTAAGTATCTTAATTTAAAATCTTTATTAAGATTTTTAAAATCTATCGAATAGATAGTTTTAAGCTTAGAAGTATTATAATCGTAATCGTCTTTACTCATTCCGTTTTTAACGGAATTTTCAATAGTAGTAGAGAATTTATAATTCTCTAATCTAGTAAACGATTTTCCTTTTTTATCGTTTACTAATCTATGAAGAATTAAATTATCTTTAATTCTTAAAAGAGAAGAAGGAAATTTATTTAGTTTTCCTTTTCCTTTTTCATCTACTTTAGATTTACTCATTTTCTTTTTCTCCTTTCTATCTTTAATATAAAGATAAGAATAAATTACTAAATTTTTTAAAAAAAGTAAATAGTAATTTTAAATAAAATTAAAATAATTATTAGATAAATTATTTCCATAATTCTCCTTTCTTATTCCTTTATAATAAAAATTTTTATATCTGAAAACATCTATATTTTTTTTATTGTTCTTGATCCGAGTTGTACAGGCTTGTACACTATATACTATATACTATTTGCTTCTTACTACATACGTCAACGATCAACATTGATCAACGATCAACTGATCAAGGTCAATCGATCAAGACTAAAAAAAAGGGGCCCGAAGGCCCCTTGTTGTATTATAATTTATTGATTAGTTTTGTGAATTCGTTTAGGTTGTCTTGCATTGCTTTACTTAGCTTTGCGCCTTCGAATTCCTTAAGGAATGTGAGATATAATTCCTTGTGGTCTTTCTTAAGATATCTTGC